AAAGTTGACTCGGCTTGGTGGTGTCTTGGTAACGGATCGGCACGAGTTGCCACCGTATCTCAAGTTGGGGTAGAGGGCTCGGTCGATGTTTTTTGCGACGGCGAGATGAAACTCGTAAATAAAGAGAACGGCGAGTCTTATTATTGCGCTAGTGATTTAGAAGCTGCTGGCTTCTCTACGGATAGAGAAATACTTGTCGGCTCGATGTGGGAGTGGGTAAATAACTCTTGGTTCGATCTCTACGATACTGAAACCGGAGAGCATCTCGACTTAGTAGAAGACAATATAATTTCCGCTCTAGACTCTGCTAAAAATTATTTAGATGACTTACCCGTGAACACAGATCCAGATAAAATCCTTTGCGGTTGCGGTTGCCTGTTTGACTTGCCGGAAGTAGATTTCAAACTATAAAAAATAGTTGGCCTTGGTAATTGACTTTTCAAATAAAAAATGTTAAAATCTACCTAACAACTAAGAAAGGGAAAAAATGGGACTAGATATGTATTTATACGCACAGAAGTATGTAAGCGGTTGGGCTCACACGAAGGATACAAGTGAGTTCGACAATCTTACTCGGTTATATCCTGAAATCGAAGTATCGGACGATTCACGCTCAGCTCAGGTTCAATTCACAGTTGGATACTGGCGCAAGGCCAACGCTATTCATAACTGGTTCGTGAAGGAAGTTCAAGGTGGCGAGGATGAGTGCCGTCCTCACTATGTATCACGAGAACAGTTAGAACAGTTGCGCGACAACTGTAAACTTGAACAACTTGTTACTGCTGATACTCGCGGGGCTGGATTGATTGAACCTGCTTCAGGGTTTTTCTTTGGCTCTGCCGAGCGGGATGAGTGGTACTACGACAACTTAAATCGCACGATTGAGATTGTTGAGAAGTGCTTACTACTTCCAGACGAGTGGAGTTTCGAATACCGATCTAGTTGGTAATCGAATAAATCAAGCACCCTGCTTTTTTACAGCAGGCAGGGTGCTTGCATTTTTAGCTAAAAACTGTTAAGGTTCCACTACCAACAACGAAAGGGAGAATAAAATGACAAAGTACATACACCCAAACGGGGATACTATCGAAACTGACGGCGCACGCTATACCGTAACTCGCTCAGGGGTAGAGCGGAACGCTGATGTATCTAAGTGGGGCAAAACCGCTGAGGCTCATATTGACGGAGATATCAGAGCAGGTTACTACGCAGGGTTTAGAAAGGTGGTGAGTGAGTGATGTATAAAGTAATTGCTATAGATGACCCTACCGCTACAAATGGAACGCGGTGGGAAAAGGATTGTGAGAGCCTTCAAGAGGCTGTAGATGTCTATGAAGGTTTTACCGATTGGGGTTTTGCCGAAAAGACTAAAGTAATTGCGATTATGGATTCAAATGGAGATCGCCTAGTCGTAAAGCAATTTGCTAGACCCCTAAGTTACTCGTGAGTAGGAAACGCGGATAATAAAGTTTTGATATAGAGTTGACATTATGTTTCAAACCTGTATAATTAGACCTGTACCTCAAAGGGGGGTACAAATGACGAAGGGAAGTAGCCGTGAAGGTTAGCACCGAAGTAATTACCGAAACCACTAAGACCTCGGTTTCAGTAGTAAAAGAGAAAGCCGTTTTGGACGGAACGAACGCTGACGAACTTATTAACAAGTTCGCTAACGCTAAGGAGTCTATCAAGGCTCTAGAGGCTGTAAAAAATGAAACTGAACAGGCTCTCCGCGAACTTCTAGGAGAAGCAAAGTTTGGAATTATCGCTGGTGTTGAGCGAATTAAAGTCGCTGATCGCACTCGCACAAATGTTGATTCAGATTTACTGAAAACAGCATTTCCAGAGGCTTATGAGGCTTGCTCATCAGTAACCTCATATAACTTCTTGGTAGTTGCCAAGTAGGTTCCACAGTTGCCGTAGGGGTAAAACCCTACGGCTTCTCTAATTGAAAGGGGAAAGATATGGAAACAGAGGGAATTACTTTAACTCTTACGGCAGATGAACTCGGTTTGCTCGGCTCACTTATCGCTTATCAAAATGTTCAAGTTGGCACGAACCTAAAAGAGTGGAGTGCTGAGGATGTTATCGACGGGGTGTCAGATGAGCCACTAGATGATTATTTTGGTTTGCTGTCCTTGAAGTTTAGTCTGGCTAATTTGCTCGGTAGAGTTTTGGTGGCACAAGGTATGCCAGATGAGATGTGGCGTTCTATTCAAGGGGCAACGATTAGCGAGGAAGGCGAATAGGTGGAAGTAAATTTTAAGGTCTCAACAGACCTGCTTGGAAATACTGTTGTAAGTTCCCTACATCTTGATTTTCCAGAGGGTGTGGAGATACCAATGGGCGGGATTAGCGCAATCGGATTAAGAAAAATCAGTATAAATAATCTACTAGCTATGTGGTTCAAAGAATCTTCAAATTTATATTTAAATACACAAGAGCGCGATACCCTAATTAAATTCTTGAAAAGAGGATTTCCACACGGGGGAAGAAAAGGACTACCTAAACACTATTACGCAGGTCTTTCTTATCTTTACATAGAGTACTCGGAGAAAAATCCAAGGAACCCGACTTTTATGTTAGCAAAAAGCTTAGACACGCCAGTAAAGACAGTTTTGAGCCGACTTTCTAGAGCAAGAAAATTTGGAATATTGACACCCTCCCCCAAAGTATCGGCTGGTCGAGCTAGTGGAAAAATGACAGAACAAGGAAAAAAACTAATTAACGAAATTACGGAAGAAATATTTATTTAGAGAGGTTACTTGACTTTACAAATTAAAAGTGATAAACTAAGAAAACAAACTAGGAAGGGGAAACAAATGGAAACAGAGTTCGAAGGAACAACTTACATAGTTGAAACACCTACCTGCCATATGTGCGGTAAGGGTGGCACCGTTGAAGTTCCTATGGTTGGATTTCTTATTAGACAATTAGGCGGGCTTATTCAAGAAGCCTATCCAGATTTAGATAAATCGCTACGCGAGCAAATTATTACAGGCACTCACCCTAAGTGCTGGGAAATTTTGATGGGGGGAAACACTAATTAAAAAGCCACCAGAGCGAGAACTAAGATGGGAAGTCCGTATCTTAGGACGTCACGATACCTACATAGGTAGAAGGGAGCGTAATCAGATTGTAAATGTGCTAAATAACGCGCTAGATGACTATTTTAAGAGACACGATATAAAAGCTACTATGGCGGGTGTATGTGAAAGCCCTAGTGATGCGGAGATTGAGGAGTTTCAAAGCACCCACTCAGATACACCATTTGATTGGCGTACGACATACAAGAATGAAGAATCAGCAGAAGTTATCAACCTATTCAAAACTTGACATTAAGTTAAAAATCTGTATAATTAAACTACAAGCCCACGAAAGGGGAAACAGATGGAAAGCAATAAAGATTTAACAGTAGGTCAAGCAGTTAAGTTAATTGATAACGCAATATCTCAGTTTGCTAAAACTGGCAAGGTGGATAGAGATTCAATGGACTCAATTACTTACGCGGTATCTCTAGATGTTAAGTTGAGAGATTATCTATTAGGTTTACCTGCCGAAGGTTATTCACTAGAGCAGTGTAAATTATTTCTTAACCATATTTTATTGTTGGCAAATCAGGATGAGATTCACCCACTACTAACAATTCTCTCAGCGTGGGAGTTTGAGTCAGGGGATGAATATAAATCTCACTTAGCGGAAGCGTTAAGTCTGGAACCTGATTACTCACTAGCACTCTTACTAACTAGAGTTTTTGCTAGTTATGATTCACTATCAATGTCTACTTTAAGAAAAAAACTACATCCTAAAGTACGGGTTGATTTAGAAGGTATGAAAGATTTACTCATATCAGCGTAGTTAATCTTGACAATTTACTAGGGTAGGTTTATACTTACCCTAGTAACAAACTACGAAAGGGAAAAAATGACAAAGCATATTGTTCAGGCAACACTAACTAAGACATATGAAATCTCCGTTGAAGCAGAAAATCCTGAGGACGCTATCGCCTCGCTTGATGATTGGATTGCGGACGATTTCGAGGAGTTTGAAACTGGTGCTCGGTGGGATTTTTTAGCGATATAAATAGACTTGACATTTATTAGGGCAGGTATTATACTTGCCCTAACATCAACGAAAGGGGAAAGAAATGAATACTTGCGAAATGTGCGGTTCAGCGGGTGCGGTAACTTACCGACCTTACCAATACGATAGCGGTGAGCAGTTCCGCGCTCATGTCTGCGGTGTCTGCGCTATCCAACACGCTATCTTGATAGGGGCAAAAAAATGAAAAACAAGACCACTGGAAATAAGAGTCCTTTTTGGACTAATTACTATAAAGATTTAGAGGGTGCGACTATCTTGAAATTTGTTGGTATGGTTGCCGAAGGTGCTGATTTCTGTGATGAGTTCCCAACCTATCAAGTTAGGTTTGCTAGTGGTGAAGTTGGTGAGATCGCTATAAGTCGAGATCCTGAAGGTAATGGTGGCGGATTTATATTTGGACTTGCTGTACCAGATAAAGTTTAGCGGTGAAGTAGCGTCAACACGGTTGGTCTGTAGGTTTTTTTCTCGCCGGCATAGCGTGAGAATTTTCCCCTATCCACCAAAGTTAAAGGGTGTTCATGATGGTAAATTAGATACCTAGACACGCCTGCGCTACTCACCCCCCTTACTTGACTTTACAAATTAAAGTGATAGGATTAATACATGAAAACAAAAACAGCACAGATGATCTACATATCTTGTTGGCGTTGCGGTAACAGATTTGGATTGCTTGAATCTGATTACACGCATGGAAAAGTGTGCGGTGAATGTTAGAGGTCGATGAAGTTGCGCGGATCTTTCAAAAGTCTTTTGAAAACTTAAATAATAACAATAATAAAGAGTCAACCTCAGAAATGGCAGAATTTTATTCTGGAATGGTTACTCAGCTACAAAATTTAATTATGGAATTTGGTGAGAGGTTGGGGATCTCTGATTGGGATCAATGGTATTACGATTGCGGGATGAGGGTTTGCGGTACGCCACAAGTACCAACCTGTGATTGGTGTAATTCTTTAAGTACTTGACATATTAAATAAAAGTGCTAAAATTAATCTAAGAACAACAAAAGGGGGGAAAATGGATTCAGTAGAGTTCGATGAGTTTGGTAGAGTTTATATTCGCCCGACTCACTATGCGGTTTCTGGCGTTGTGTTAGAACCTAATAATGCTAAAGCACCAAAAATAAATAAAGAGATTCGTTTCTGTGTTTTCTGCGAAAAGCGACTTTCTATGTATAACACCGACAAAAATAATGTGTGCTACAACTTTACTTGTAAAGAAAAGTTTGAAGAGTCAGAAAATAAGAAAAAATAATACTTGACTTTAGAGATAGAAAGTGTTAAGATTGTATCAACAACAACGAAAGGGAGAAAATGTTTAAACTAGATAGGTCAGTCGCGAACGGAACCTCGCTAAAAGGTTATGTTACTACCACGCTTGGTAAATTAATTGATACTTTCGGTGAGCCTGAGTACTACGGTGAGGGCGATAAAGTTACGGTTAATTTTTCGATCTTGTTTGATAATGGAACAGTAGCCACAATTTATGACTGGAAGCGTTATGAAATGGGAACCCCAGCACTAGATGAAGTCTTTCAATATAATATTGGTGGGCATAGTTTACAGGCCGTAATTCTCGTCAAGCAAGCACTAGGACAGGGGTAATTGTGGATACCGTAGAAAAATGGGAAATAGAGTTAGATAATTCTTGTCAATGCTCTGATGATGATGGAAATTCGCTAACTGATTGTTACGGATGTTTTGACGATACACTCACAATTATTGATGAGATGGTTGGCCAATGGGTGGAAAATATTGGATTTGATGGAACCTCTATTAAAGTAGATGGATCCGGTATGGGTTGGAACCGTTTAGATGGTTATGCGATAACTACAGTAGATAAAATACCTAACGCGCTCTATATCAATGGGGAGTTTAGGATTGTATTCTCACTAGAGGGAGATAATTTATCTGCGGTTAGATATTCACACGACGAACCTACTGGAAGTGCTAGGTTTATTTTCACTCCCAACACCGAGGCAGATGACTTGACTCTCTAGATAAAAATTGCTAAGATACTCCTAACAACAACGAAAGGGAGAAAAAATGGAACTACTAACTAAAGAACTACGCAAGAAGTTGCCAGCACTTTACGCTAACGATGAAGTAGAAGACCCAATTATAGTTGCTAAGTTTTTTGCCCTTGCAAGCAATTGGACTTGGTTTGCGATGGAGTTTGATGGGGAAGATTTATTTTTCGGAATGGTTCACGGCTTTGAGAAGGAGTTAGGTTACTTTAGCCTAAAGGAGTTACAGAGCCTTAAACTGACAATTGGTGGAATTGATATTCCTGCCGTTGAAAGAGATATTAACTGGACACCACGCCGGTTATCAGAACTTAAGGAATACGCTTAAAGTATAGAAAAAGATAATTAAGAACCCCCCTAGAAATAGGGGGTTTCTTTTTGCTTGTAAAATAGTCCTTGCCCCGAGTGAACCCCTTTCTCACTACGGGTCGAGGGAGCGCACTTTGCGCTCGCCGGCTCTGCTCACCCCCTTTCGAGTGGAGCCGGCTCACCCCCTCTAGCGAGTCTTAATAATCATACTTACGCGGTCAAGGTACTATTCCCTTATGTCGATACTAGAGATAGTTCAGAAGGCTTACCATAAAAATGGACGCGCTCAACCTTTCTATGTTGCGATAGTTGATGACCCTGCTGAGGGCGACACAAAACTTGTAATTATGTTTGATGAGCCTGATTGTACGGCCGTACTTTCTTTAGATAAATTAATTAATGATGAGGATATATCCGCTAGGAATTCTTATTCAGGTGATAGATATGACGCACGGTTGAGGGACGCTATCTGGGATCCTGAGGGTGATGAATACTAATGACTACTCTGATAGGCGTTCAAGGGGCGTCTTGGTCAGTAATAGGTTTCGATTCTAGAGTTTCAGATGACGAACTTGGAAGTCGTGTTTATACTTTAACTAAAGACTCACCAAAAATTAGTTCTAGTGGTCCATACTTACTTGGAGCTGCTGGTGATATGCGAGCTATAAATATATTATCTTATATTTTTAAGCCGCCCAACCCCGGTGCTTTAGTTGGCCACAAGCTCGATAGATTTATGGCCACGCAATTTATTGGAGAGTTAAAGAGTTGCTTTGAGGAAAATTCATACAGTAAAGATGGAGAGCATGGATCTTTGCTGCTTGTTTCAGTTCATGGCCGGATATATGAGATAGGCGAGGATTACGCTTGGTGCCATGATGAGAGCGGTATCTATGCGGTAGGTTCAGGAGGTCCCTATGCTCTTGGAGCTTTGTATTCGCTGCTTGACGGGAAAAAATTTAATCAAGAGGAAGCTAAGGCTGCCGTAAAACAAGCTTTGACAATAGCCGCACGGTTGGACTCAGCTAGTGGCGGTCCTATGACCATTTTAGTTCAATCAGCAACAGCCCTAAAGTAAAATATAACTTTAGAGCTGCTTGCTGGTGCTTATGAACGAGATTTAGTTACATAAACCTCTACAGGATTTAGCTGACCAATTCTTAGTAGGTCGTTTATCCAAGACTCGAGCTCAGCTAAGCTGTCGTCTGAGCTGACTTTTAGCTTGATAGTGTAAGTATTCATTTTATCTCCCCTTGTGTTAGGTTAAGTATAAAGTACATAGCTGCTAAAGTCAAGGCTGCATTAGTAGATAGTATGGCAATTAAAATATAGTTTCTTCACTTAATTAAATAAAGGCTAGGGGTGCAGGTACTTGACTTGGCTCACCTAAGCAGATATAATTGCCTAAACTAACCTTTGAAAGGGGTTAAAATGGGTAACAGAGCAGTATGGGGATTTAGAGATAAGTCAGACTCTCCAATAGTTTTTTTATATTCTCATTGGGGCGGTGGTACACGGCATGAGGATTTGGCTATTGCATTAGAAGCCTCTCGCCCTCGTTGGAGTGATGAATCTTATGCAACGCGTATTTGTATCTCCAGCATTATTGGAGATGATTGGAGAGGAGAAACTGGATACGGTATTTCTGTAAATAGTTTTTCCGCCCCAGACTATGACAACTACACGGTAGTTAATTGGGCTAGTAAGACAATATCTTTCTACTCATATAACTGGAGTGAAGGTGTAGAAGGTAGTAAAGAGTATGACAGGATTACTTTTGATAATTTCTGTGAAGCCTTCAAGCCAGTATCAGCACCAAACTTATTTCTAATTAAATAATTTCTGACCCTAGTCTGGGCAGACACGACTTCTCCTAGTGTCTGCCTTGACTTTTTATTTTTAGTGATATATACTATTTCTAACAACCTAGAAAGGGTTTTAAGATGGGACTAATAACAAATAGAGGAACCTACAACTGGATAACTCATGATGGAAAGTATTACATGATGGGGGATTATGCTGGTTCAAAAGTTCGCTATTGCATTGGCGTAAATACTGAATCTGGTTCTGAAGCGATTGAAGATGTTCTTGGATTTAGTCAGGCACGGAAAAGATTGGCAGAGATAATTGTAGAGAGAGAAGGAAACTAATGTTTATCTATACTCTCCTAGCCTCACTACTCTTTTTTAGTACGCCGTCAATTTCTGACGATCCATATTATTCTGATGTTAATTATTGCGATATTTATCAGTATTGCGACAACCCAGAGTTAGACCCAGAACTAGATGAATCATATTTAGTTGATGGAGATATGACAGACGAGCCAGATATGTTACTGAACGAGAATTGGCTTATGGATTGGTTAATTAGTGAAGGTACTTGGTAAAGGTGCTTGACTTATTCTATAAATAGTTTTATACTTGGAGTAAGAACAACAACAAAAGGGGGAAAGATGGAATTACTAACTAAGCCTGTCTGTGAGCCGAAATGTTCTTGCTTACCTTGTAGGCAAGACAGAGTGAGAGATTGGGTAGGCAAACTACTTGATTGGGGAGTACCTGCCGAAAATATAACAATGGAAATAAATCAGTACGGCGGGAAAGTAGTTATCTATTCAGGTAATGAAGAACTAAAAGCTCACCACAAACACAAAGAAAAGTGGTGCTATCAATTTAATGAGCGAAGCCTAGAGTTCGCAAAAACTTGGTGGCTTGTTCATCACAACTTATACTTACTACAACAACAACGAAAAGGGGAAAAATGAAAATATCTGATGATTATGTAAGAGGTATCTGGTTAATTAAATGCGTAGAGTGTTCAGTAAGTATGACCCGTGAGGCATATGCTTACGGACATGATTGTGAGGGGGAGTAATGGTTGATTTTGGTTTAGTAGAAGATAGGCTGAGTGATGCTAAGGCTATTGCTTGGGATACTTGCCACAAGATTTACTTGTTAATGGACAATGAGCAGGTAGAACTAATGCGAGGGTATGGTTATGACCCACTAATAACTATTGAGGAATCAGACCCTTACACAATGTTTGAAACACTAAAGAACTGGTATGACGACTCTTGCGGACTTAGATTTATTGAGGCGGTTGCTACCAACCATGAAGACCCTAACGCGGGGTTTGAAACACTAATCGGGCAATTTGAAAATCAAGAAGATGAAGAAGATGAAGAAGAAGATGAAGAATAGACTTGACTTTCCTTATCTAATGGTATAAACTTATATCAAGAAAGAGAGAGGGGAAAGAAAATGTGGGGATTACCAGACAGCGCAATTTATGGAACCTACAAAAGGGTTTCTCGTGGACGCGGGGGTCGTAAGCGCACACCTAGCATTTATCGGGATATGGATAAGGCTTTGACTAAGTTTTTATACGCACCTAAAAAATCTAAAGTTAAGTAGACACCTAGACCCTAGAGTTTGACTTTAGGGTTTAGAGTTGATACAATTAAGCCAACAACCTAGAAAGGGATTCAAAATGGAAAATGTATCTATCGGCTCAACACTAACTCTCAGAGGAAAGATTGTTTTGGGGATAGCGATTATCTCTCTAGCCATAGGAGTTAATGTGCTAATGTCAGGTAAATCGATCTCATGCGATTGGCGCGGTCAGATCGAGGCTTGCTCAATAGAGAAGGGGTAGGAGATGTTTTTAGGTACGGGAGATGTTTTAGCCTTGATTATTGCTTTATCTGGGTCAATTTTTACAATGACCTTTCTTTTTATTAGAGTCGTGAAGTTGCAAAGACATATACAGGATATGGAAGGTGGTATCTAGTGAAAAAGATCAAAAATCTAGTATGGACAGCAGTTTCTGCCGTTGCCTTGGGTGTTTTGTCCTTTTTGACAGCAATTGTCAGTCTAAATGAGATAAGTATCTCTTTAGGGTTTTGCGCGGTTGTTTCTGCGATTTTAGCCAGTAGAGAGAGCCTTTAAGTGGTAATCTTTTTATGTGAACGCCATACGACATAGGACATATTAGACACCTCAGATAGAACAGGTTGCACAGAGCGACCTTAGGCTCTCAATTGAGCCAGTCCCTGCCCCCTATCAAAAGGATTTAAATGCTCACTAACAAAGTAGAGTTTCTGACCCGATTTACCCTTGCTGTAGTTGTAGGTATATCTGCTTCTGTATATGTACTAGATCAGAAGGCTCTGGCAACAGAGATAAAAATAGAGATGATAAAGAGCAATTCAGATACAGAGGATAGAAAACTAGTTGTATTGTCCGAGAAGTTCGAGAAGGCTTTAATAGTTAAAAAGATTGCCACCTATGAGAACGCCCCAAACCTTACCGACAAAGAGTTGCTAGAGGTTTTATCTATAGTAGGTTTTAAGGGTGAATCCTTAAAGATCGCTTGGGCTGTTTCAAAGGCAGAATCTAATGGCAGACCTTTCTCCTTTAATGGTAATCACAAGACCGGAGATAGTTCCTACGGTATTTTTCAGATTAACATGATTGGCAGTAATGGTCCTGCGCGGAGAGATAAGTTCAATTTAGAATCTAATAGCGACCTATTCAATCCAATCAAGAACGCAAAGATCGCGTATCATATGAGTAATGGTGGAAAGAATTGGAGTGCTTGGAGTGCGTATCGCTCAGGTGCTTACAAACTTAGACTAAAGGATTTCCCAAAAGGAGTTAACTCGTGAGTGAATATAAGTCAGAAGAGAACGAAAACGATTACGCGCTCGCCGTAGAACCAGAGGTAGAGCCAGTTGTCGCGGTTGAACCAGAGCCAGAGGTAGAACCAGAGGTAGAACCAGAGGTAGAACCAGAACCTACCCCAGAGCCAGAGGTAGAGGTTGCCGTAGTTCCAGAGCCAGAACCTACCCCAGAGCCAGAGGTAGTGCCTAGCACTACGCTAGCTGGTGAACCTATCTTCTTAAGTAAACTAGTTTACAAAGCAAATACCAGAAACTCTGCGTCAGTTATTGCCGTCAAACAAAGATTAGTTGCTCATGGTTTTGTTGAGGTAATGGAAGAGCGCATGGGTTGGATTGGTGATATTACCGTTGAGGCCGTGAAGAAGTTCCAAGAACAACGCGGTCTAGAGGTTAATGGGTTGTTCAACCATGAAACTACCTCAGCACTAATTGAGGGAACCAAACTAGAGATTGCTTAAAACACCCCTACCTACTTGACAAGCCTAGTCTAGTAGTGTATTCTTATCTCATAAGCACAAGGGGTGCTTACAGATAAGGGGAAACTAAAATGAGAAATCCAGTTCTAGCAGTTACAGATTGGATGGATGAAAACATTCAGTATGGAATTATCGGTGCATTTATTGGCTTAGGTATAGCAGTAGTAATTGCTTTTGTATCAGCATAAAACTTACAACAGATAAGCCCCCTATATGGGGGCTTTTTTGTTGCCATTTTTTTTATCACTTTCGTACGGTGGCTGTAAAATTTAACTACCTTTCCCCAAGAGGAGTTATCCGTATGGAACAGATCAAAAATATATTGGCAAGAATCGTTGCGGTGTTTATGGCTTCAGGACTATCAATAGTCGGAGCCGGAACCATTGCAGGAATTGAATTGTGGCAAGCCGTCGCCGTTGCTGGTATTGGTGGAGTGGCTACCGTAGTTGAGAAGCTCTCTCGTGCCTTCCTAGATGATGGGAAGTTATCAGTAGCAGAGATTAACGAGGCGTTCAATTCCGTAGATAAGAGAGCGGTAAAGAGAAGATAACGCTAAAAAATATAAGCCCCCCAACATAAGAGGGGGGCTTATTTTTATTTATACGGTTTCGTATCCATACTCTTTTACATCATAACGATTAACCCACTTTTCTACATATAACGCAAAGAGTAGAAGTCCAGAAGGTATTGCCACAGATGCAAAGATAATTAATGCCGTAAACATTATTCACCCCCTCACTCTAGGTTGCTTACCAACTATGCCCATTGGCTATCTGTAAGATTTTGATTTCCATGTAAACAGTCGTTGCACACAATTCCAAGAACTACGTGTATGTAGGCGTGTATTTCTTGATATTCAATACCGCAATTAGAGCATCTGAAATCTCTAAGGTTTGCAATTAGATTTTTCATTTTGTCCCCTTTTCTAGTTGGTAGTATTAGTATAACAATAAGTTTAAGTATATGTCAACTACCACGCCTAGAGGGTTTACGGTAAAGCCCTAACCCTCTACTAAAGGTTTACGGTAGGCAAAAAAATAACCCCCCAAAAGAGGGGGGCTAGTTTTATTTAGATTAGAAATTGTATCTGTAGTCCACTGCTACTTCTGCGCGAGCCTCTTGGCGCGAGTGCAGGGATAGCAAAAATATGAATTTTTATCTTCGCATAAATTAACTGTGACTAAATCTTGAACGCCACAATCTGCACAGACTTGACGGCAAATGCCCCAATGGTGATTTTCTTGCTTGATGCAATCTGCGTTTAACATTTTGAATCCCCCTTCTTGGTTGGTAGTCCTAGTCTACTACTAATTTTAAGTATGTCAAGTCGACATCTACAACTCGACACGAACAAGGTAAGACCAGAACCAGGACCCCACCTGCACTCTAAAAGATAATTTAATTTAATACCTATACTAGAGATCTAGAGTTAGACATATATAACTTTAATGTCTAAGAGCTCCTGATAGAGATTTATTTTTTATTTTTATTTTTATTTTTATTTTTGATTGTCTAACCCTAAACCTCAACTAGAGATTTAAGTTTACATAATATTTTAGGAAACGATTTGTCAATTTGTCGACAAACACACACTGCCTTCTCACAGGCCAAAGTCAAAAATCGTTAAGGTTCATCTTCGTCTTAAAAGTATCAAGCTCTCAGATATTATGTATCATACGAGCATGAACCAAAAAACGCTGCCGCAAGAGGAAATAACTTATCTGTCCTCTTTGTCCCCCTCTTTGCGCCTGGCTCGCCTACGCGCCCTGTGGGTCGCTGGCTGGTCTCTTTCTGAGATAGGTAACTCCTTCAAACCATCTATTCACAAGGCCACTCTCCACTACCAATTGAGCCATTCCTCCATATATCTAGATGCATCCCACCCCGTTCCGGACCCTCCCCGATCTCCCGCCACCCCCTTACCCTCTGAAATCGCCCCTGAGTTGAGAAGGCTCTCAGCCCTTGCACAGCGCTATAGGTCAAAAATGGATCAAAATTCCCCACAATCTAAAGCAAATATCCAACTCACCCTCCTAGCAAAGCAGTTACGCTCTCAGGGAGTGCCTACAGCAGAAATTGCCAGCGCCGCTGGCGTTACTTACCGCGCAATGGCAAAAAGGCTGGCAAAATGAATATAAAGGCAGACATTTTCCCCGCTATAGCCATCTTCTCCCCTATAGGTGCTTTAGTTAATCTTGCTGACCTTTCTTTTACTAATATTCCAGAAGGCGCGAAAAAAGTAGATCGGATACGCGTTTTAGTGATGAATTCGGTCATTACTGTAGCCTCGGACTCCCCGGAGGGCATAAAAATCGTTTTTAGAGAGGCTGTTGCCCAATATATTAAGGATGACCGCACTCACAGAGTCCGGACTGTAGCCGGAAAAGATATAGTTTTTACCAAAGATAGTAACTGCGGATGTGGGTCGCGCCTTAAGTCTTGGAACCCGTATGGGAAGATTCTTTATTCATGAGCCTTATTAACTTTGTTTTAATAGGATTAGCGACATATCGACTTACACGTCTGGTAATTAGTGATGCCATCTTTGAGTCAACAAGAAATCGAATTTGGAAAAAATTTCCGCCAGAGTCTTCAAAAATAGGGTATCTATTTACATGCCCGTGGTGCGTGAGTATTTGGGTCGGATCAATACTACAATTGTCCTATACAATTATCCCTAACTGGACTACTAATGTAGAGATTGTTTTATCCGCCTCTGCAGTAGCAGGTCTGTTAACCGCACATGAGGATAGAAACTAACCTTATGTTCCGTACCGTAGTGATGATAGGAGCTTTTAGTGGGAGTCTTTAGCCACAAAGATATACCTAATTCATCTGATGCAGTTCAACAGCCTTTACGCGGTTCTGCAGCACCACAGCCTGCACAACAAAAATTAGCCGGACCAAGTTCAATCTTTTTTAATCCCGCAGTCTCAATGCCTTACTCAACTCCAAGAACCTTAACTGCAGCAGCAACCCAAGTTAAAATAAATGATAAAGGTGAGTCCGAGCAGTTTAGAGTCAGACGCTCAGCCGGATCAAGTGCATGGCAAGCAGAAGCGTGGGAGTATTACGACGCAATTGGCGAAGTTAAATACGCTTTCAACTTAGTTGCATCTGTAATTTCAAGAATTCGTTTATATGTTGCTGTAGTAGAAGATCCTTCCGAAACTCCAGTTCCTTCAAAATTAGCATCAAAAATTGATCCAGCATTAGCTGCAGCAGCCGAGCGAGCTTTGGCTCGTTTAGATAGCGCTTACGGCGGACAAGCTGGATTATTAAAAGATGCCGCACTAAACCTTTCAGTAGCCGGAGAGTGTTACTTAGTTCAAGTTCCAGAAAGACCAGGACATGGAATTCCAGAGTCTTGGGATATTAGATCTGTAGATGAGTTAATGGCTGATGCACGAGGTGGATTTAATATTATTGGCCGTCGTGAACAGGCAACCCAAAACTCCTACTCCACCGCAGGAAGTCCAAATTTAAGACTTGCTAACAAAGCATTTGTTGGACGCATTTGGCGCTCACACCCACGTTACTCGGATGAAGCAGATTCATCACTACGTGGTTTGTTAGATATGTGCGCAGAACTTCTACTTTTAAACCGTACATTCCGTGCAACTGCACGCTCGCGCCTCAACGCTGGCGCTCTCTATCTTCCAGATGGTTTATCAGTTGCAGCACAAGCTGATGGCGATTTCCCATATGACGATGAGAATGATTTAAATCCAGGATTTACTGCAGAAGAAGCAGAAGATGAGTTTGAGGATCAGTTAATTGATGCGATGACAACTCCGATTCGTGATGAAGAGTCAGCCTCTGCAGTTGTTCCACTTATTATTCGCGGACCTGCCGAACTTGGCGACAAGATTAAGCAGTTTAAGTTTGAGCGTTCATTTGACCCAGCACTTGCTGAGCGTTCTGATC